GTTGAAATCTTCGTAAGCAATGAACGGCTGATCGTTTGCCGGGTCGAGCATTGTTACCGCGGTGTTCGTGTTTTTCTCTTCCATCAATACGGCTGCCGACCCGGAGGTTCTGAACATTACAGATTTAATGTTGTCGTTTCCGAGAGCTTCCCCGCGAGCTTGGCAAATTAAGCTATGAATGGTTGTTGGCGTGGTCGTGACAGTGATTTTCTCTGCTATCATTTTTCGTTCTCCTGTTTAGGATTTATAAAGCCTTGGCTTGTTATTTGTCAATGTGGCGCTGGTACTCATCAAGCCTCTTCTATTTCAATTTCTGCATATACTTCAGGGTTGCCGCTATTTGACGCATACCCCTTCCCTCCCGTTACCGCTTGAGGAGCATACACTCTAACCTTAATCTCAGACGTTGCCGCTAGCGTGATCTCTCCTGTAACAGTGGGAGATGGACACCCATAGCCGGCATAGTCAGAGGTGCAGAGACCATACGCCTCGGTAGTCGAAGTTGTTATATTGTAAATTTCTGCCTGTCCCGCATGCGCTGCCGTTGATGCAAGCTGGTATATTACCCTGTTTGCTTTGACCTTATACGTACCTGCCGGGAGAGTTATTACTCCGGTCAATGCGTCCAAAGACGCTCCTGTTATCGTGTTCTTTTTAACAGTGTTTAACTCCCAGTCATTGAATCCTAGAGACAGGTTCCCCCCGTTGGTTCCGCTTGGCTTTTCGTCTCGAACGTGAAGATACCCGCCTCCCCGAACGACCTGCCAGCTTGTGCCGTTTCCGATAAATGATGGAGTCAGAACAAAGTTGTCGTTGTTGTTGTTTTTCAGTGATACGACAATTACGTTTTTTGAATTAATAACAGCCCAAAGCTTCGCGCCTAGAGGATACCCGCCTATTGCCGTGCTGACGTCTTGCCGGAACGTGTAGACCCCTCCGATCTGGTCGAAATAGTTCGCGGAAGTCGCGAGGAATCCCAGGTCGTTCATGCTGGTTCTCTTTACCGGCAAGCCTGATGTGTCAAGAGGCTCCGACGTAACCGGAGGCAACCCTTCTGTCAAAGATACGTCGTTTGAACCAGTCGGGGCGTTTGGTATATCCGAGGGGGTGGCCCCGTTTGCGAATGGTTGAGCTAACGCCTGCGGAATATTGAATGATGTTGCCATAATGTCTCCTTATTCTGAGATAAACGTCGAATTGTCAAAATTATTTAATTGAGTTAACGGGTCGGCGGCTTCCCTGTATTGACCCTCAAAACCGAAGTTTGTTTCGCCGGAAGCTATGACCTGAATCGATTTCACGCCCGCCGGTCTTGGCAAAACTCCGTCCACCGAAAGAACGGCCTGTTCCTCGGTGGTCAGCTCCTTTAAAAACCGGTATGAAATAGTCATATTTAACCCGTCTTCAACTTGAACAATGTTGTCAGGGAACAGAAACTCAACGTATCGGTTGATGTTTGGAATCGTCGCCTTCATTCGCATAAGCATCAGTCGCGATTTTAGAAGCTGGCGATACATATCGTCAGTAAATGCCTCTATCAAAGTGTAGTCAAGCGTGGGGGCTGGCGCGTCTCCCTCGTTTACAAGCCAACCGGTTTTGGGCGGTATTTCGTCAGAAACGGGGTTGTAATACGCGGTTATGTTTGGGTCAAGGTTTATAAACCACGATGTAATAACATGCGTCGGGGGGGTCACTAAAACAACCGGCAACAGCGTTGATGATGCGATGTTCCTATAGTAAGGATATTGAAACTCATCGAGACCAGCGAGACTATACTCTCCGTCTGCGGTGGCAGATCCAGAACCCGACACAATAACGGTTCGCGGATAATCCCGAGTGTAAGAGGGCCGGTCAACACCAAGCAAAATGCCCCAGACGCGCAACCCGAAAGAGTCGGCAGTGTCGAGGTTGAACGTGTCATCGCGGTGCGAGTCCCAGAAATCAGTCACGGCTTCGTCGAAAAAATCCTGTTGATACTGAATAATCGCCTTCAGTCGCTCGGCCTTTTCGTATTGCCACAGAATCACCCGATTAAGGTTTGCCGTGTTTGCTGGCGTGTAATTATCCATTTCATGCTCTCCCGTTGCTTGAACCCTGTAAAGCTCGGATTTGTCGGTCGGAACCTCCCATCTCACTGGCTCCCCGGCGTTTTTCCATATTCCGTCAATTAAATTCGTGGTTGTTTGAAGCTGGAGGCTTATAACTGCCGTGCCGTCTGGCGTGGCATGGATCGAAAGCTCTCCCGCCGAAACGTCAACGGATCCGGCAAATGCCATTGCCCGCAGCAACACCAACGCTGTGAGTATTTTTTTCATCACTCAACTGTTACCGTGATATTTGCCTCCTCTACGCGCCCGACCTCTGAGCTGATTATTTCAAGTTCAGCCGGCGCGGGCGATCCTCCCAAAAATGCAATTTCACAAAGCTTTACATAGATTGACGGGATCTGGTCAGATACCGCGGCACCAATTTCAAAAGGCGACGCATCAAAGCCTATTTTCAGACCGTCAATGCCATCAATCGCGCCGACCGACCAGAGCAGGATTGCGTCTTTTACCTCCTGTTCCAAATCCTCGCCGGAGTACGCCTGATTCTTAACCGTTATCTCGATTTCGACATGCTTCTCTTCGGGCCGGTTGAATGTGACAGGGTATGACGCTCCATAAGCCCCATCGATTACGTTTTGCGTCACGCTCTGCGGAATATCGTTTATAACAGCCGAGGCCTCTGTGCTGTCTGTTTCAACTAAGGTCTGACCGTAGATTCCTCCCTCAATGGTGACTTCTCCGGATCCGGTCACGGAAGACGTGGCGCGGGGGTTTATCTCCGTCCCTGCGTAGTAATCAGTACCGGGCGTTCCGGTCAGGTTTATGGCGTGGGAAAGCGAAGTCGCAGTTGCATTCGCTGAACCGCCGATCTGAACGTCATAAGCCGCGCCCATCGTGGCTTTGAGCGTATAAACCACACCCGCAACAGTAACAGTTTCGCCGTCGTTGCCAACGTCTGAGAAGGTTAGAACGGCCTCTCCATCAATCGCCGTGTATCCGCATCCAGCGTCTTTTTCTTCAAAAATTGCCTGCGCAACATCGGCGTTCGTTCCTCCGTCAACAACAGCAACAATGGAGTTCCCGTCGATTGTGATTCCGTCATAAACGACCGGCGTAGATTCGCCGTTATCGTAAACAAATGAGCTGAGAAGATCCTCAACGCTTTCGAGGCCCGTTTTAATGTCTTCAAGAAATCCCCGCCCGCTGTATCGGCTATTTTTAATTCTGGCGCGATAAATCACGTCAAGTTCTGAGTTTCTTCCGATGGTAGCGGGCGCGGGGTTAGAAATTGAGTCCCACCCGGCAGTAGCCGAAACGATTGTAGTCAGCGTTCCGGTGTCGCATGGGATCGGGCCATCTTCTACGCTTAGAAAATATCCAGTGATAGACCCCCCAGACGGGATAGTGATGTCGTTCTCGGCATAAAACTTATCTCCGTCGTCTGTTTTCGCTAAAGAATTGGCTGTAATAACAGTGCCGGAAATTCCGGTAACGGTTGCCAAGACGCGGGTAGAGCTTGCGCCGATTCGCGTTACACTGAAGAACGCCCCCATTGCGTCGAGGAATAGCCCTGTGCAGTAGTCGAGATTGATCTGATTGGCGTTCGCAGCGTTGATGCCGAGAACGGCAGAGCGTTCTGTGGTAATCAGCGCAACGTGTCGGCCCTGCGGGGTTTCCGGAGACAAGTCAATGTCGGCTCCGTAAACAATCCGAAACTCTTCCTCAACCTGAGCTTGAATTGTTGATGTATCTGGAAGAATTATTCCCCGAGCATTTAGTTTTTCGTAAAAATCAGACATTTATCTCAGTCTCCCCGTAAATCGTTTTTATTTTTGCTACGTACTCGACCAAGGATCCGGATAGCTGATAGTCAAAGCTTACCAATCCCGTGACGCCCTGAACCTTTTTAATTGCGATCACCATTTGCGCCGACCATGCGGGAAGGTTGCGAATGCTACTAAACACGGTTTCAAACCAAGGGATTCCGCGTGTTACGTCAAACTGAAGCTCTCCGCGATGGGTTCGCAAAACATTCTCCGCAACTGCGGCGACCGCCTCTTTGCCTTCCAAAAACGTATACCCGTTATTCGTCAGGTAAATGTCGTTATTTTCGTCTGTGGCTAAAGTTTTCATTATGGTAATGGTGCGCTAGTTGGGCTTCCTGTCGTCGTCGTGGTGTGCTTATGGCCCAAGAAACTGATTCCGCCGATTGTCGCATCCCCTGTAAATATCGTGTTTGGGCAGTCGATAGTCAATGCCGCGCTTGTCAACTTCGAGCCAGCAGCGCCGATGCTTATTTTTTCAGTTCCGGCGGCATTCTGAAAAACCATGTTCCCGGCGTCCTCTTCAGCAAGAGAGATCGCGCCGAACTTATCCGGAATAAAGAACCCGTTTGAATACTTATGCGTTTCAAACGTGCCGGGCTGTTGCGGAACTCCAGTTCTCTTCATGTTCGAGGACTCGCGGTCTGAGGCAATCAGCCATCCCGTGTCACCCACAATAATCGGAAGGTCGACGAGGAAGCCCCCGCACATAAAGCGCCAAACAGTAGCGGCGACCGGCGCTCTTTCTACCTGCTCCCCTGTTGTTAAAATCATATTGATCGCCGGTTTTACCACTGCCGTATGGGTCAGACGCTCGTAGCTTACGACAACTGCCGGAATGCAACATTCAAAATTTCGGGAAAACTCCTTCAAAACCTCCTGGAAGGCTCCTTGTTCGCTTTCGAGATTCGCGGGATTTATGCTAGGTAAGGTTTGATCCATAAGTATCGATCCTTCTGGCTTTGATAGTTGTATGGAACTTACTTCCCCGAAGTCGTCCCTGGTGGTGCAGATTGTAGGCGTAATAAAGCCCGTTTGCAGCGGGGATGCGCTTAGACACTAGATTAATCGTGTCACCCCTCTTGATGCGCGTATCGAGGAAGACAGACGCGGTTACGCCTATGTAATCGGGATCTGGGACAAGAACCATCCCGCTTTCCTCTGAAATCTCCCTTATAACCCCGTCACGAACTGGATTATCGCGGTCAACCACAACGAGCGCGCCGTCCTCCTCAAATGCAATAATTTTATCCAACTCTGAGACGGTCTCGATCAGGCGGGTTCGGCTTCCGGTAAAATCAAACTTTTCGATTGTTTTATTGGACGTCGACCGCCATTCAAACTCAAGCCCCATCCATTCGGCTGCGGAGGCGCAAACAGTTTCAATGCTATTTGGAACAAGAATGGACCTGCTGAACATTTGGGTTGACCCATAGTTTCCGCTCTGAGCCTCGCAGTTAAGCCATATATCCGGAGGCTGAGACGGGATTGCTTCTAAAATGTCGCCGTCAAATATCAAAGACACCTGCGTGTCATCGTACCCCGCAAACACCCGCAGTCTTTTTCGCTGAGTAAACGCAGACCATCGGCTGGTGTATGTCGTCAGATACTCGATGTCCTCACGGGTAAGATTCAGAATTCCAACTTTTGCCGTTGTCATGATAGCCGACATTGGGAGGTTTATGTCAAATTTGACATCCACTCCGTCCAGTCTCTTGACACCCTGCGGGGTGACAAATTCAACTATCACTTTTCGGTTATATGACATTCGCGGCTATCTCCTCGTCTGTGAGGTACAGAAGCTTGTGCTGATCGTTAAATTTTTCCCAGTTCGGATATTCTCCGTCGTCGCATACCCAGAGGAAGTTTCCGCCCTTTGTCAGATATTCGTAGGGAATAATGAACTCTCTCGGGACGCAACGAACCGCCGAGCATAAAACAACATTATCAGCCGAGACGGTCGCGTATTCTATTCCGTCTGCCAGCTTTAGTTCTATATCGTAATTGACGCCAGACACGCTGAAGGCAAAAGACTGGTTCGGGGTGATGTTTAAATCGATTTGAATCATTACTCGGCCCCCGGTATTGTTCCCGTGAATTCGGAACCCTGCTTTTTACCCGCATCGATATTGCTTGCATTCTCTGGGTTTTCAACTACATCAAGAGGCATTGCAATATACTCCGGCTTGACAAATAGAATGCTTCTAAATCTCAGCTCAAAGAACAGCCTGGATACAGTATCTGACGTTTCCTTGTGAGGAATCGCGATCAGTTGCATATCCTCATAGACATCGGCTTTTGTCTGAACGGTAAGGAATTCAGTGTCGTTTCGCTCGTACCAGCCCTTCATTTCGTCGTAACTTTCTTTCCAGTCCTCAAAGGGAAGGGTGCAGTTTACGACTATTTCTTTCGGGTTCAGTATGCGGTGGTCTGATATTAAAATTCCACTCTCGACAGGGGAATCCATTATTTTGGAATCCTCCATCACGTCAACATCGATGATAGTAACATTTGTCAGAACCTCATCGGCCCCGCTCAAGAAAAGGCAGTACTTTTGCTGATTTGCAAATGACTGATCCGGCCCGCGCCGGGTCGTGAACTGGTCTAAAATTATGTTTGCAAGGGCCATTAGGCTAACGCTCCACTATAGTTTTGATTCACGACCGACTGAAGGCGCTTTTCGAGGTTTACGCCTATGTCGTCAGCGATTCCCTTTGCGTCTGTTGCCGCGGTGTTAATTGTCATTCCCTGAATCGTTATGCCGCCGCCACTTCCCCCACCGCTGGCGGGTTGCCCGTAGTTTGTTGAAGAAAGGGGCGTCGACGTTGACTTCAAAGCATCTCCCGCCTTTTCGATAAGTTTGGAGGCCGGAATCATCATCATTAAGAAATCTTTCAGGGATGAGTTTTTAAGGTCTCCTTCTTTGAGCTTGTCAATTTCAGACGCCGCGCCGGATACCCAGTCGGTGACGAGAGGCATGTAGAACCTTCCGTAAACGGCCTTCAACTTCTCAAGGCTCGCGGTTAGCTCAACCATTTCTTCTTTGAATCGCCGTGAGTTCTCAATGTCTTCGTCGCTGAAAACGGTTCGTCTCTCGGCAGACGCCAAAGCTGAGTCAAGGCCCGAAGCGCCTTCCTGTAAAAGCATGATGGTAGAGGCATCGAGTCCAAGCTGTCGCCCAAAATCAAGCTGTTGCTGGGTGTTTAGCGTCTCCATTCGCTTGGCGATCTTTTCCAGCAACTCGTCAGCAGTAGCTAATCCCTGAGCGCCAGACCCTGAAAAATCCATCCCGTAGCGGCGTGCGGCCTCCCATAATCGGCTTGTACCAGTCATTCGAAGCTCTTGAAGCTCTTGATTCAGGTTGCCAATCATGGCGGAAGCGGAGACCGCATCACCACCGTAGGATTTCAAAGCGTTTCCCCATAGCTGTATTCGCTGGGGGTCTGATCCGGCAAAGGCTCCGAGGAGTCGAAGCTGTTGCCCTTCTCGACCGAATTCAAGCGTCGTATCGAGGAGTTTTTTAAATACCGCGAGAGGTGCGGCGACCGTAACGGCCTTTGATGCTACCGCGGCAAAGCTCCCCGCCAGCTTCTGGTTTTTGTCCGTTAAAACCTTGGCTGCCCGGTCTGCTTCTTTTTGCTTTTTCGCGGCAATGGTGAATTGTGACTTTGCAACCTGCGCGCTCTTTTTTGCAATCGCCTCGTCCGCCTTCGTAGCGTTCAGCTTTTTCTTTAGAGATATAAGGCTTTTATTATTGGCAACGTTTTCTTTGCCGGTCGCCGATTCCATCTCTTTGGACAGGTCGCGAATGCTTTTCTGAAGATCAAGCGACGTTTCGGAAAGCTCGACATACGCCTGTGCTGCTTCGTCGGCGTTCTTCTCGGTCGCCTCAAGCTCTTTGTTTACCTTATCGGCTCCCTGAGTCTCGTAAAGCAGTATCAGCTTGTCTATGACGGTTTCAGACATTATTCATTCGCCCTCTTTGCTGCGATGTATTCATTATATTTGGGAATTATTACTGACTCCCACATTATGAACGCATCCTCCAGTGTATAAATCGTTCTCAACTCATGAAGACTGGCCTTGCCACTTCCGATAATCTGACCAATCAAACTATCTACGTTCCTGAACTCCCTCGCGCCCGCATCTTCTTCTACCGCATTGAGGAAGTTCAGCTCTTTGCGGTGGCGGAAAAATCCATAGAATGCCCCAGCATAGCGGTTTCGAGAGCTACGTAGTCCATAACGTTCGAAATGTGCGCGTCAATAACGGCCTTTGTTTCAAGGCGCAACCAGCTTTCGCCAACCTTCACACTCGCATAAGACAAAAGTCGGATGCTTTTTTCGACCGGCACTTTGTCGAAATCAAGCTTCTTCCCGCTTACGCCGTCGATGTAAGACAAAAGAACCTCTCGCCCGACCGTAGCCGGGAGTTTGGACAAAAGAATTTTTTTGCCCCCGATAGTTGTCTCTTTCGGCTCTAATAATGTTGGATCAATTTGCATCTGTAGCTCCCGTTTACAGTTTTATTGCTCAGTTAAATTACACGACGTTTTCGAAAACAAAGGTGTATACCTTCGATTTCTTACGCCCAGACGCTGCCGCGCCGGTTGCGGGCACATACGCCTTGCATCGACCGGCAGGCATGACAACTTTTCGCGTCCGAATTCCCGCTGTGCTGGCGTAGATGAAAGTCAAAACAACGATGTCGTTCGTCGATGGCTTGAGCTTTCCCGCTCGGTTCAGACTGAAAAGAATGTTTAAATTCTTGTCGTCTGTTGATCCCGGGATTACTCCGATTTTAACCTCGATTGGCTTCGGGGTGTTCCATGTGATCAGGTCTCCGTTAACCCCCATGCCTGCGTCATTGATTTCGATCTCCGGAATGTCCAGAGGGTCGGTGTCGTCAGCGAACTGCGTTAAGACGAGATTCGGGAACGACGGCAAAGCTTTTACAATTACCGTTAAGCCGTTGGCGCTAATGTTTTCCATAATGCTTTCCTTTTTTTAGATGAGAATGTCGGAACCTTCGACTTTGCGAACAGAGTCGCCCTTGCTGTAAATAAGAACATAGTTCAGGGTGTAAACTGTTACTTCGTCAACGAGTGCGGAGGTAATGTTCACGTCGAGCCAGTAGCCGATGCTTTGAACATCGATATACGCATCCGGATCACCGCTTACCTGCCCAATGTAGGACTTCTGAGTGCTGGTAAGAGTTTTACCGCCCTGAATAGTTCCGTTGTCCTGAGCCTCCGTGATAACTGGTTGCATCTGGTTGATTGCAAGGCTTTCTCCGGTTTCATTCGCGGGGAGCTGTTCGAGCGCAAGCAGAAGATTCAGATACGAAGTGCTGATCGCATCTTTCAACCATACCTCGTTGGTATAAGGCCCGATGTCTCCCGCGTCCATCATCACGCCGTCTTGGTAGAACTCGATGATTTTACCGGCCTGCTGGGTCGCCCCAATGTAGTTGATGTGCAAGGCGTCGTATGTGTCGGAGTCTGCGTCGGTTGTCACGCTGGCGCTCTCCGAGTCAAACTGCTGATACATGTAATTCTTAACCGAGTTCGGGCGGTTGTAGTTGGTCGAGGCAAAAAGAGCCATCGGCATAAACTCGGCGTAATCGTCAAAAGCGTCGAGGGTAACAACGGTTCCCGTGCTTCCGTCGATAAGAGCCTCAAGAGTCGCGGCATTTGCTGCGGTGACGCTGACCGAATACATGTACTTGTAATTTTTAGCCACAACCCACGCCGCGTTTTCGGTGATTTCATCGTTTGTGAGAGTTTCAATAAACGAGAAGGATCCGAAGTTGTCGCTAATTGCGTCGACGCGAGCCAGAGCTTCGACCGGCGTTTCAGCGTCCATTCCAACGCTTAGGATCGGGGCGTTGCCGACATCCAAACGCATCAGGGCGCTGAAGTCTGTTCCGGAGGTATAGGCGCTCAAATATCCGATGTCACCCGCACCCGTGTCTCCTCCCGTGATAGTGAACACGCCGGAAACATGAGTAACGGTTGCGGCAGTCCACATTGTTCCGCCGCCCGTATTCGCCTGAATTGCTGTCTCAAGGGAGTCCGCAATGTAGTCGTAGGTGGTTGCTCCGCTGTAGTTCTCGCCGGTTACAGCCAGCGTTTCACCGCCGAGGTTAACCACGCAAGACCCGCCAGTAACAGCTGTAAACTCCGAGAGAGCCGCGAGCGTTTTTGTGCTTTGCAGAACTGGAGCAACCGCCGAAGGAGTGTACCGGGCAATGCTGATTTTATCCGCCTGTGTAATAGACTTCGAGATGAACCCGAAATATTTCACCGCGAATTTGTACTCGTCCGAATCGGATCCAAAATAAGACAGGACGCCAGAAAGGTTCATTTCAAGAACGCTGTCGGTCGGGGCCAGCACGTTTGTGGTCATTAAGCGACCAATGAGTTCGCGCCGAGACGCTGAAGCTTCTCCGCCAACTCCGGAAACGATATCGATATATTTTTTCTGGTCAATAGCCATGAGTTTTTCCTTTTTTATACTTGTTCTATTGTGACGGTCTTTTCTGTGACCACGGGCAGGGTTCTGGTGTTCGACTGAATGAGGGTTATTGTCAAATCAAAGCTGGGGTCTTTTGAGTAAAGATCACTATCTGACATCCCGACAGGCGTCCGCACCTCTGTAACGTTAATGCAACTCATTTCGAATGTCTTGAGCTTGTCGATCCCCTCCTGTCCGTTGAAATAGTCAACGAGAAGATTCAGTACATCCGTCGAGGTTTGGGTGCTTATGGTATCGGCGGGCAGTCGAGATTTACGGCCCGTAACCTGAAACATGATCTCCTGATAGGAAGATTTATTCTCGATCAAAACGTCATCCTCAACGCTTGGCGTTCGGCTCTGTTTGCCGTATCGCTTGGAGCTTACTTTATCGATCCAGATTGTAGGGGATGCTGTTCCGCCTGGAATGGTTGACTTTGACGGCTGTCCGGACTGAATAACCTCAAAATCGGCAATGCTGTTTTCAGCAAGACCGGCTTCAACCGCATCAATCACGTTCGACCAGATTGTATTTTCGTTTTTCAAGCCTTTTTATCCTCTACGGCGATGACTGATCCCCACTCGTTGTAAGTCACCCAATCCGTGCTTTTTTCTACATTATAAACCATTCCATTGTAAATGATCTGGTCTGCAACTTCCTGCCGATCGAGTCCCAGCATTCCAACGCTCGACCATGCTTGTATATAGTTTTTCCCGAATTCTAGTCCCAGATTGCGATATGCAGCGTTCTCCACCGCCTCAACAATTCCTTTTTCCACATCAACCGGCGCGTTAAAAATTGGGATCTTAAACCCGATCTCGCTTACCGTGTTCGTCCCGGAGTATTTCTGAACCTGAAACGTTGATGTCGGAATGATGGAGTGAGCCAAATTTAATAGATTACCCAGCATTTGCGCCTCCCGTTTTAAATGAAATTGACCTCAGCATGGTCTTCGTGTCGATAAGCGGGTCGTTGAACCCTTTCCTGGCGATTGTTTCCTGAGAGTTTGGCGGGCTTGATATTGAAACGATTTTGTTCTGAACGTCGCCCCGTATCACCGCCCCCATTTGATTCATGACCTGTTCTACGCTCAGTCCCGAGGCAAACAGTTTTGCCGTTAGATCAACCCACGCTGTTTCTTTTTCGTGAATCGTGGTACGCATGAAAGACCGTATCGGAATGTTTAGCCACCGGTTGCCGTATTCGTGCTTTTCTGCGACAGACGCGACCGGCTTTCCATCTTCGTATGTGGCCTCTGGGAACCATCCAACGGCAACGCGCCCGTTACTTAAAGCGTTAAGGTTCCGGAAAATGTCGGCATTTTTCTGCCGCACAACCCTCACCGCAAAACCCTTGTGAAAGAGCCTCCGCAGTATAGACCAGCCGGGGCTTTGGTTTGCAAAAGCGCAAGATATGCCTGCCCGTAGCAGGTTTGGTTTATCCAGTAAGTGAAAGAAGAGCTTCCGGGAGGCGGGACCATTGAGACAGATACGCTCCCGATTGATGACGAGCCAACAAGCCCGCCCTGAGAGCCTCCGTTGCCTCCTGAAGCGCCTCCGCACACCTTAAGGAGATGCGCGGCCATGTACTCAATCGCCAACAGTCGACATTCGTCTTTTAACGGGCCGGAGTTGGTTTTAGATATAAAACAGGCAGATCGGTCGATCGCAGCCTGAACAATAGCGTCCGTGTATGGCGGATCGGTAAATTCGGGAAAATCAGCACGGAACTGCTCAACGGTCAATGTGATTTCAGATTCCGCGCTCATTTACTCTACTCCTTTGAAGTTGTCGGAGCCTCTTTGCCCGCGTCCTGATAATCCTTTGGAACGAGCGGGGCAGACTGGTCTTTGGCTTCCATGTCCTTGGTGCTTTTCTTCGAGGTTTTATGAACCTTTACGAACCCGGACTCAAGGTGTTGCTTGAAAATTCCGTTGTTCAGAAGCAACTGGAGTTGCTTTTCTGTGACCTTTGTCACAACACCGTCTTCAGTTAAGAAGTGTTTGCTGGCGACATTCGCGCCTCCAGCGATAACAACCGAGTCAGTAACGATAGTTTCTTTCCCGGGTGTCTTTGAATAAAGAGCGTATCGCACGCTCGCAGTCATTGTTGATGTAATATTAGGCATTCCGCTTCCCTTCTATTATGGTTTTTGTTTGTTAAATACGAGGCGGGTTTTTACGCCCGCCCGCATCTGGATGATTAGATTCCGGTGTAGCGAACAACCCCGATAGGTTGAGCAAACAGGGCGCCGGCAGTCGCGCATGAATACGCTTCCAAGAACCCTTTAGCCTGCTTTTCTACCCCGAGCATCCGGAACACGTCTTGAACGTACTGGTTCGCAACCTTGCGCCCGCCGATGGTCTCAGCGATCAGGTAGAAAACGTTCGATCCACCGTTTGCACCGGTGTACTGAGGAGCGTTTTCGATGCGACACTTAGGATACGTCTGCGCAATCCACTCACGAACAGAGGTAGTACCCAGCTCGTTAACGGTTGCCAGCATATCGATAGACACGTCAGCAATTGACAGGCAGCACTCGTCCTTGTAGGGATCGAAGTTCGAACCAGACCGACGACGAAGAGCGGACATTGCCGTCTTGATGTCGTTAACGATCTCAAGGAATGTCTTCTCGGCCCATGTGAACCCGCCCGTTCCCGTTGCAACGGTCGTGTAGGCTGGCAAATTCGGATCATTCAAGATTCCGTAAGTGCGGTTAGCGCCGTCGTTGTAGCCGTAGAACGCCACCTTGTTCAGCTCTACAGCGAACGAGGTTCCGACAGACATACGCTTTTCGGAAGCGGAATTCACACGCATTGAGGAAGCGCGAGCTTCTTCGAGGGCGTGAACTTCAACAGCTTCTTCGAAACGAACGATTGTCCGACGCTCGAAGTTCGGGTTCCAGTCAGCGAGAACCGGATTCGTTTTGTCGCCGTATGGCTTCGCCTGTCCGGTGTGTTCCAGGACAGTCGCAACAACTTCTTCGTCCGCCCAGTTGCCTGCAATATCACGACCGATAATATTATCGGCGGTACGAGCCTGCGTGATTGTGCGGATAACATCCGGCAGGAAGTGCTGCAGGAATTGAACCGGAGTGGATGTTGATGCGGAGGTAATCAGGTCAGGCGCGGCGTCCTGAGCCATTGCCATAAACTCGCGCATTGCGCGGGGAGTGGCGTTGATACCAAGGCTCTCAAGAGTAGACAGTTGCGTCTGCTCGTCCATTGCGTAAGCGCGAACCTGATCGGGTCGCAATGACAGTTTTACTTGTGTGTTGTTCGGCATTGTTTTGACCTTTCAGGTTATGCGTTAGTGAGTGACAGAACAGCCAGTCCATTCGGGGCCGTTGAGTCAACGAAGATGAATCGAGCGTTCGGGATAAGGGTCTTCCCGGACTGTGCTCCGGCTGAACTGTATCCGTAGATGTCGCCGGTCGCGGTTTCGTAGAAGGCGTAGTAGCCGACTTCAACCGTGATTTTTGGCTTAACAACGATGTGACCCATTGTGGCAAGCTCGCCGGTTTTTCCGTTTTCAACGACAAGCGTTGCGTCAAGACCGGAGTGGCTGTAGCTCTTCGGATTGACGAGGATACCAACAAACATTGTTGATCCACCCTGTACCGCTTGCAGGCGGTTGGATGAGTCGGTCGTGAATGCGTTACCAACTACGGCGCTGTTTGCGAATGCGTCAACTCCGCCGGTGAAGAACCCGGTAGTCGGAACAATCGTGGTGTTGTCCATGCTTTCCGTGAATACAACGATGTTTCCAACAACTCCGCCGTAGATCGCCGTAAAGGTGACTTCTGCGGTGTCGGTCAGTGCTGCCGTTGCTGCAAGGTTGGCGGTTGTTCCAGCAAAATAATCGGTTCCGGCGATTCCGGTTGCTCCGATTGCTTTTGCGATTGAGTCTGCGGTTGCTGCGGCGGTTGCTCCGATTTGAACATCGAAGGCCTGTGCGAGCGTGTCGCGCATCCGGTACGCCTGAGTCCCGATAACAAAAGTATCGTCCTCGGTGGGTACGTCGGTGAGCGTCATAACGCCAGTTGCGTTTACTTCCGCGATGGGGGTTCCGCCGGTTACGACGTAAGGGGCGACTCGGCGGGGGCTGTCATCATAGAATGATCCCTGTACGCCAAATCCCTGGTCAACATTTACTGTGCTTTGCAGTGACATAATTATTTTCCTTCCAAGTAATTTTCAAGTGATGTGTCTTTCCCCGGCACAACTGCCGAGTCGAGAGCGAATTGCGCGGGCTTGCTATCTGCGTTCATCAGATAACCTTTGAGAAGCGGGAGGGCTTCGTCTTCCGTGCATTGAAGTTCAAGTTTTTTGCAGGCGTAAACGGCAACGTCTTTAGCTGTCATTACTGCGCTGTCAAAAGCCCCGACAAACGGCGTAACCTGCTCAACAAGAGCGTCGCGGGCAGCGATGATTGGAGCGATTGCGGCGAAGGTATCTTCGGCAGAAGCGGGTTTTTCTTCCTCTTCGTCTTCAGTTTTTGCCTCATCGTCTTCGTTTTCATCTTCGGTTTTGGCTTCTTCGTCTTTTTCGGCATCCTCTGCCGTTTCGACTTCAGCCTTTTCCTCGGTTTCATCCTCGGTTTTTTCAACTTCAGGGTCGCACATATCCTGCACGGCCTGAATTTCCTCTTCGGAGCAGACGCCATCCAGAGCCTCTCCAATTGCTTTCCGCTTGGCAGCGGATTTTTCTTTATCGGTCATGGTATCTTCTCCTTTTTGGATTGCGTTGATCTCCTCGATAGAATCAAAAACTGTAGCTTTAGAGTCGTAGACCCTTACATCCGATCCCATTCTGCCCTTGTCAACAAGAGCAATGTGGTTTCCGGCAATACAGGTCTGTTTAAAATCGTATGTTTTCCCCTCGAACACCCCGCGCTGTGGTTCGTATTTGCAACGATAGCCAAGGGAGAGTTCTTTTTTTCCGCTCTCGATGTTTTCTTTCAGCGACTCAGAATAGATTTTGAAGTCGGCAACAATCATTCCGGGGGTGTCGCCTTTGCGAACGTTGAACATGGAGCCACCAGCGGGTCGGTCGTCGTAGTTCGTGCATCCGTCTCCCAGCATCTCATGGTTATCGATGAAGGGGTCGCCGTTGAAAGACTCGATCGTGTCGGGTTTCTCAAGCTCGGAGGCTGGACGGTAGACGTTGTATATCTTATTCGGCTCAAGACCCAGCGACCCAGAAAAGTCAATCTGAGATCCAAGGTAAGGAAAAACGCCCTCTTTCGTGACGGGGTTTCCCTTGATTAACCAAAAGCCGTTTATATCTACTTCTTTACCCATATGGTGCTCGCGTCCTGTTCTGGAAACAAGATTTATGCGAGAAGGGCGAATTTGTCAACGGGGTGTTTTGCAACTTTGTGCATGTTTTGTGCAAAAGAAAAAGCCCCTCCATAACGGAGAGGCTTGGTTGATCTCATCACGCGGCGCGATCAAAGACGTTGTTGTTTTGGCATTTGCCTATTATTCGGGCCAGCCGGTTTTTAGAGGCCACTCTTTAAAGCCTGCCTCTTTCCACGGCCATTCCCTACTCATCAGGCCACTCTCGGTAATGCGTTCTCATAGTTCCTCCTGATTAATTTCGTCTAACAAGGCCCCTATCATGCACGTTTCCGCGCCGGGGTCAATCCTTCAACGACTCAACGTGATCCAGAATCTTTCCCTTGATCGTGTCGGGCTTCTTAACGGTTCCGCTGATCTCAAGGTTGTATTCAGACTTTGCAAACGCCTTCAGAGCGTCGGCGTCTTCTGAGTTTTCCCAGTCGAAGGGGGTGTCATCTTTGGATTCATCAGCCTCCGGCTCGTCATCTTCGCTTGGCGGTTTGTCATCTGCTGGCGGAGCAGGCTCTTTCTGCGGGGCTTCTGGCGCGGCGTCGTTTCTCAAGTACTCGCTGACGTCGCAGGCCCGCACAATCTTCGCCTCCCCGTCTTCGCAAGCAATGAAGTCGCCCTTCTTAGGGTTGTGTTCGAGCAAAAAGGCGTTATTCACCTTGACCGGATCACAAGCGCCGTCTTTGACGTGCAGCAACGCGGTTCCGTCACTCTCGCGGTTTTCTTCTTTGGCAATGTATACGTCTCGCGCAATCTCTACAACTTCAAGCGCGCTTACCCCTTCTGGCATCTCTACTGTATTCATGGTTTTCCCTTTCTGTTTTTGATTAATTACTTCCCTGCTCCGAGGCGGTACTCCTCAACCTCTCGCACCAGAGCCGTGATGCTTCCGGTCTTGGTTTTAAACTTTACAGTCGTTTCGTTCCGGCTGATTTCTTGAAGACCATACCACGCCGGTCGCTTTTCGAAAATCCTGGGTTCTGCTTTCATGGCTTAATTTTTCCTTTTTTTTGTGTATCGCCCATGTACATCAACCACCTTTGTGTATCGTATTTGGCGGTTTATGAGCGACAACATATAACCGCCAGTTGATGACGACCGGATTACCGGCGGTATAACATGGTGTTGAGTTTAATCAAGCAGATGGCGCTCTGACATCACTACCTTCAAGTAGATCCTGAATAGCATCGGCTAAGGCATTGATCGTTTCACCTTCCTCAAGCTCGTAGTTTGCCAAAACTGTACCGCGAGGAATCAACACAAGATCAATGCTCTCGTCGTCCTTTGGTGCAAGGGCAATCTTTAAACCTTCCGTGTTTTTAATCCCGTTCAATCTCAGTGCCATTTGGATGTATTTTTTATCGCCGTTATCTAATGTCATTTCTTATTTCTCCGTTTTTAGTTGTTAGTTTTGTCCCGCAAAACGGGCAATATTCTGGCTCAACAATTCGAGAGCCTTCTAGTTCTGGAATATATCGCGTGTAAAATATGTTTTTGCAAATCTCACACGATGATTCCACTAAATCAAAATCCATTCAGACCTCCTCCTTTTATTTAAACCACTGGGACAAAACAAATAGCCTCGCCCCTATCAAACAACAGCTTCAGGTCAGCATCACTTATCATACACCGCCCGACACTCGCCCTCGTATCCATGAGGAAGGAGTAGTGCCCGCCACCTCTCCACCAGCCACGCTTG